AGTTATAGTTTATAGAGTATTATAAGAAAAACTTATAATTCTCGAAAAGGGTAGTAGCAGTATAAAGAGGAGTAATTTTGTCCTCTTTTGAAAAAAGCTTAGTGGTTATTTAGTATATGAAACGCACGCACGCGTATAGCACAATAAACTTAAAGTAAACTTAAATAGCAGTTTGAATTACATCAATTACAATAGTTGATAGTGGTAGTTAATAGTTATTGTCTTAAAAGTATGCAATACACACACCAAGCATCACACGGAGCATAGGCGATGTCGTGAAGTGGGTTGTCGAACACCCTATGGGGGACATTGAGCGTCGTGGATTTTGATGATACCCATTGGAATTTCTAAGGTATTTTTGAAACTAGTAAAACTGTACAAAGCTAAGTTCCATAATACCTTAAAGATTACAACATAGTAATTGATTGTAATAATATTGATAGTGGTTGTTAATAGTAGTTGTCTTGAAGGTATACGTTAACTCGCTATAACATATACAGTATGTTGTATACAACGACACAGCATACCGTTATGGTGCTGTTATGAATCCAAACAGCGATACAAGAAAGCTTGTACGTTCTATAGGAATCCTAACAGCGATATATAATAGTATATCACTATAGTTTATAAATAGTAATTAATAATAATTGTTAATAGTAATTAGCTTATAGTAATGAAACAACTAAAGTACACATTCTTTATATATCTTTAAGCAGTCAAACACTTAACTACGTTAGAGGTGTTAGAGATGTTAAAGATAGCTAAAGACTATATACTTTCAAACTGTTTTTACTTGGTTTTAGCTACTCTCGATAATCCAGCCCCCGTAAAAAGTCTACAATGCAAGAGGATACGACTTGCCCAAGGTAACTACTAAGGAGGTGCTGACCCTTTATTCCCTAGCTGTAACATTGCATTGTAGACTCCCAGCAAAGTAATCACCATAGCCATCGGAGGCTAATGGCTATAGTAATTACTCATATGGGTAAGATTTACAGGAGGATTATCATTAAAATACTATAGTTATAAACTTTCAAACTTGTTAAACTTTGGTATAGTACTCTCGATTTATCCTAATATGTCCACTCAAAAATTATAAGCATTTATAGCTGATAGAGCCTTACTTTTACCATTAATTTTATTACTATACAATGGATTAGTTTTAAAACTTTGTTTGAATTCCTTCAGTTTATCATCAAGTAACTTCTCTTTATACTTCTTGAGAGCTACTTCAGTGTTCTGTTCTAATACATTCAACTCCAACCAATAACTAACACCTATTGTAACAGCATCCAATCTATCATCGTGTCGTAATGACTGTCTGTCTTTAGTAATATGTGATAGTTGAAACATAAAACTATACATCATAGCAGTTGGTGTTTTAATTGCATTAATCACATCATTTTGACAACTACTATAATTAAATACTAATCTGTGTTGATTCATAATAGGTTCTAGTGTGTCTATTATTCTCAGTTCTTTTTGTGTGTTGTTTCTAACTGATTCAATGTTACAAGGGTATATAGAGTTCATAACAGGTCGTAGTAAACTCTCAAACATACCATCACCAAAGTTAGTTTCTACTACACATTCATTAACTTTGTATCTCTTAGCTATATGTGATAGTTCTATAAGATTCTCATCTTTATAACCACCAGCCATTCCACCAAAATCTAATACAAATAACCTACCCAATAAGTGAGCTACTACAGACCAACCCATTTCATCTGTACCTTTACCACTAGGGTCAATTGCTAACACTATGCCTTCATACTTCTTTAGTTCATCTGATATGGTGTTAGGTCTATGTAGTTTATCACCTCTAAATCCTACATTAGGTATTTCAGTTATTTCCTTACTACCTTCTGAACTCCACGTAATACTAGCAGGTCCCATAGCAGGGTCTAAATCAGTTACTATTAAATCATTTAGTTTAAGAGGGTATTTCTCTGCATCACTAAGTGTTGTATCCAACATAAATTGTAGTTTAAAACCTGATTTACCATATCTTGCTTCCCTACGGATTAAATCTTCTTCAGTAAACCTAGGCTCTGTTGTAGTTCCAACTATGTTAGGATTCCTATTAATCTTCTCTACCATATAAGGTGCTAAGCAACCTTCATATAGGTTTATATCTTCAGGATATCTTGCTGGAAATATCCTAGTTACATATCCATCTTCTCTAAATCCATTATAGATACTCTCTGCACTTTGTGGTGTACCTAATACAAGTATCTGTGCGTTATCTGTTGTTTGTAATATAGCCTCAAATTCAGCTGTTTGATTACGTAATTGCTCTCTTCTTACTTCAGTTGCAGAGTTTTGTTGACCTTCAACGTCATCACTAATTAACAATGAAGCCCTGTTACCTTGTAATTGACTTGTAATACCTAATGCTCTAAGTGATGGTTGTACTGATACCTCACATCCATTTACGTCAAATGCTGTATTAGACGTTCTATGTCCTTTACTCATATCTGGTTTAAGATGTTGTAGTATTTCCATAGACTCAATCAGTTTTCTAATAAAGATAGCAATATTATCAGAGTGTCCACCACTTTGTGATACAATAAGTATCTTTTCATTAGGGTCTCTTAATAATCTCCAAGCTGCATAAGCACCTGTTATCCAAGTTTTACCTGCACCTCTTAGTGCCTGTAGTACTGCTCTACTATGACCTTCTTGTAGAAAGTCTGCCATATGATATTGTAATTCACTTGGTTCTGGTAATCTTAAATGTTCCCAAGTGAGTTTTAAGAATACTTTAAAGTCTTCTAACGCTAATAGTTGTAAGTTATTCATTTATATCCTCCATATAATGTGTCTAGAATCGATTCTAAGCAACGTTCTATCTTTCTAGGTGTATTTTATCATCTAAAAGAGAACGTTGCTTAGAATGGACGCTAGAGGGCTATACAGCCATCTCTAACATATCCGTTACTGATAGTTTCTTACCTTCTGTTATCTGTAAGTGTTGTTTTATAGCAGTACCTAGTGAATCTTTACTATCATCAGTTACTAAATCTGCTGTAATATCATTGTCTTTAAGGAACTTAATAGCAGAAGCAAGCACCTTAGGGTCATCTAAGTTACTCATTAGAGTACGTGCAACTGCTTCGTGGAGTTCATTTAAGGCATCTAAACTAGCTTTACTTGCCATCTAATCTCCTTTTATTGTAAAATTTAGTGTCACTTCAAAACCATTTTCTACTTTAATTACATCAATTGTTGCAAAATCTGTGACATTTACACCATCAGCTATTGCATTGTTAATAATTGTTTCGAGTTTTGTTTTAAATAACACCGTATTAATGTCTTTTAAAAATAATGAATATACTTCTGTTCTATCAAGTATAATATTCCCCAAGACGCTACTTTCGCTCTGGTCGTAAGAAACACTTTCTAACGCAAATTGCTTATTTATTAAATCATCATAGTTTGCTCTGAAGCTAAAACCAGCATCACTGATATATTTTTTCATCTGCTAAACACAATTTGACCAGTATTTCTCAATTCTTCTTCCTCTAAACTGATACTTCCATCTTTATTTAAATCATAATCTGCAATTAATCCTGTTTGCTCAATTTGATATTTTTCCATAAATCTCTTATAATTAACAAAATAAGCATCTTCATCATCGCCATCATTCATAAGCCCGCCACAAATAAGCTCTATTGTTTTATATATGTACATCTCTTTAAGTTGCGAACTTGTAAGGAATAGTGTAATGTCATACCCTTTATTCCTGAAGTCATTCGCGATAGAAAGAGATGCTTGTTCAAAGTCGCCAAGATAACCGTTTTTAGTAATACAAAACTCGCTAGTATTTGTTACTGCATTATCTATTGCATCGAAAGAACAAGTACCTGAAGCCTCATCAAAAGATGTAATAATCGCATCTATTCCAACATTGTTGCCATTTATAAAACAAATATATGAATTTACTATCGATGGTTCACCAACAAGAGACGAATTTACAGCAGTTGTAGTACTCCCACTGTTTGCTTTTAAGTTATAGTCAGCAAGAAGCTTTAATCTGCTTACAATATCGGCATTCGTTAGTGATACAGGCATTTCTATTTACCAGCTTTTACTTGTTCATCAATTGTGGTTATCTTTTGATGTATAGCTCTTCTGCGTTTTGATTCAGCCTCTAGTTGAGAGATATGTTTCTCGTCCTGAACTTCTACATCTTCTCCCTCTATTCCGCCTCTAAATGCGTATAAAGTTTTTCCAATTATAAAATTTCCAATTCCAAACATATTAACCGTTTTTACTTTTGCCATATTAGTCCTTTTTTAAAGGAGCTGTTAAGCTCCTGTGATAACCTGTACTGCGTTTTGATCGACAATACCGTATTCATAAATACCGTACCAACCATAATTACGAATACGAGCTAAATTATCCGTGCCATCAATGATAGTAGGCTGGGTTGGTGCTGATTCAGATTTACCTAGTGCATTATCCCCATAACAAACTACAGTGGCAGCCGTTACTGCTCTATCCATAATCAGCGTAAAGCCCTCTAAGGCTCCAACTTCGCCAGATACTGCTTTGTCTGCTGTAGTATACTTAACAAGCTCCATATAATCATCTTTTAAATCAGCCACCTGATTAGGGTTAATTCTACATCTATACATCCCATTACTAAAAGGAAGAATACCTGCATCTGCTAATTTGGTAAAAGCAATTCTCAAATCGCCTTTAGATAAAGTACCTAAAACTGCTGCCGCTGTTGAGTTTGTTCCTGCCTCTAAAACTGCTACACCTTTTGCATTTGGAGATTCTACGATATTTATACCAATTAGTTTAGCACTTGCCAAATCAGCTTTCCCCGCAGTTGCGGTATTTGCTAGTTTTGTTGTAGCAATTACATTACCGTACTCTTTTGGTACGATTGTCACTTTACTATCAGCCATCGTTACAGGTGTAACTTGAGTACCATCTGTCAATGCTGACGTCACAGGTGTTAATTTTGTATAAATTGTAAACTCGTTACTTTGTCCGTTAATTGAGCCTCCGAGTGTTACTGAGCCGTCTATATCAATGTTCGCCATATTTGCACCTGAAACGATTACCGCCTCATCATAAATTGCTACTTGACTATCTGCTAAGTCTGCTGCTACTGTTACTGCCATAATTTATTCCTTATAAATTTTGTTGCATCTTTTGAAGTTCTTGAAAAGTTTTTCCCTTAACTTGAGATGCTAAACTGTTTGGGTCGCCTTTGCCTCTTGAGCTGTCCGTATTAGGGGCTTCCACCTTTCCAAACACATAAGGTTTAGATTCTTTCATCCCGACGATAAAAGTATCTGCGTTGAAATTATCACTACCTTTTGCTTGGTTGTATGCGTATTTAAAATAATCAACTTCTTTAATCCCGTACTTCAGAGCAAGAGCATTGATATCATTCATCTCTTTCATTTGTTGCATCGCAGATGATGAAGTTTCTATTGTTTTGTTTAATTCAGAGATTGTCGCTTGAGCCTTTTCTAATTCGGTACGATTTGCTTCGTCTGAATCATTTTTAGCTTTAACAATCTCTTTTAATGAATCAAGATTTTCTATCCCTAAGTTCAATAAAAGTTCGTTAGTTGCTTTTTCTGCACCTTTTGCAAACTTTCCGTTTATTAAACTGTCTAGCTTTTCTTGCGTCATTGTTACCGTTTGTTCTCCACCATCATCAGCTGGTGTCACTGCGTTATTGATTTCCGTGTTTTCAGAACCGTCATTCTTCATTAGGTACCCTTTGTTTTTAAAGTTACTAATTGTATCATAATTTTATAAAAAGTTAAAAATGCTATAATTAAAGAACAAAAAAGGAGTTATGATGAAATTTTTTAAATTAACTATTATAAATTTTTATATAGTAGGTTTAGATACATTTTATTGCAAAAGAGGGGGAGGCTAATCCAAGCAATTTTATAATAATGGGAAGTTTATAGCTTCCTTAGTTTTTTAACAATTCTCGCTTTTTGTCGTCTGTCAATTCCAAAAAACTTTCTCTTTTTTTGATTTGAATGAGCTTTATCTCTTTCTGCTTTACTACTAAAATAAAATCTTAGCCCATTTTTAACCATTTTCCATGTAATGTTATTTAGCATTTTTCCACTAGCTGTTAAATTTACTTTGCTTCCATGGGTTTTGTTTTTAGTCTTTTTGTAAGACGCGGAATATGGCTTGAATATTTTGTTATTTACATCTTTACCGTTTTGTGTTCTTTTTTCCATATCTACAACAATCTCGTTTCCTAAAAGTGCTAAATTTTTTAATACTTTTTTATTGATATTATTATTTAGTTTTGTGAAGTTTATTGTTTTTTTACGTGCCATAATTATCCTTTATATGATATAATTATACTATGACTTTTAGTGTTTAGCCTTGATGTTTTAGGGCTAGGCTAACATGATGGTGTCCCTTTTTTATACCCAGAAGAAATCGCATATTCTTTTGATACTCCTGTAATTATATGACGACAATTATAGGTTCTTGCCTTGTTATATCTTATTTTACTTGCATCACTTCTATTATAATATTTTTTCTGCCTTAATACGCATCTGCAAAACGATCTTGTTTTCTTGTCGCTCACTCCTACATATATAAAAACAGCTTCTTTTATATCAACTGTTTTTAATGCAATAATATTATTATTAAAATTACTGATTGCTGTCTCGGCGTAAGTGCTTGAATATCTAACTAAGTCAGTATCTGATAAAGAGGCTTTTATATTACTGACCATATCTTTTTTTGTTAAATCAGATAAAGAGTATTTATATAGATCAGCTTTTAGTTTCTGCGAGGCTTGATTTCCAATGTCATTAAAAAAATCTAAATCAAGTTGTTTAATATTTGTAATATTTGCTATATCCGCTTTGCTAAAAGTTGCTGTAAGTCCTCCAGATTTAAAGAGGTCAATAATCTCAGTATAGTTTTTGTCGTAGCTTTTGTCAATAAAATCATTAACTAAAGCATAGTAACCACTTTCATTAAGTATCTGCGTCATCGCATAGTCAAATTGTAAAGGGTCGCTTATTAGTTCAACCGCTCTAATTACAGTAAGTTCTTCAACGGTTTTCAGTACTGCTTCCAATTCTGCGTTAAATAGATTTATTTCTCTATCGGTATTGGAGTTTATAGTAGATAAAATTTCTTCAAAGCCAGCCATTTAGTTTTCATCTAAATTTGGGATGTTTACTGTTGGTACTGTTTTGTTAAACTGTTCGTTACCTTGATTTCTAACCTTTATGTTTTTTTTATAAACTTCTGCGGCGTCTTCTTCCGTGATTCCTTTTAATTTTGCAATTATTTCAATAGGACTTTCAATCGCAAGATTTATTGATTTTTCAAAACTTAAAAGCGTATCATTAATGCTTTCACTATAATTTATTTTTTCAAACTCTACATTAAACTCACTATCTTCTAAAAGCCCAGCGTTATGTATATTCCCGATGTGAGTAATCATATTATATAAGTCACGCTCATACACCATGAAATCTGCTTGTTGCTCTACCACTTCATCGTCAAGGGCTTTATTTTCCATCTGTAATGCAAAGCCACTAGATATTTGTCCAGTCATTCTAAATTGGTTAGGACTAATATTATAATTTACTGCTACTGTCGCATTTGATGATTCTGTTGTTTCTACGAGCTGTTTTAAATTTGCCTGAAAATCAAGTATCTTAATATCTACATCATCGCCTGTTGCTGTTAAAGCACTTGAGGGGTCAAGCATCTGACCATTCAGCACGCCAACGTTTGACCCTGTCACTACCACCTGTTTAAAAGTTTGCCATTTAGTTAAATAGTTTTTAAAAGTATTATAAATTGCACTATCAAGGGTAACATTTATTAAATCATCTCCGCTAAAAGAATCAAAAAAGTTACCATCTCTAAAGCCTTTTTGCATTATTATAAAAGGGAGAACTCCATATGGGTTTACTCTATTTGGGTTACCCGCTAGTGCTTCAGTTGTGAACTCGTTATCAATAGTATATATTTTATAATAGTGTTCTTTTTCGCTCCAAAAAGCCCATTTTTCCCCATCTTTTGTGAACCCAACAAAATACTCAACTTCGATAACTTTACCATCTTCATTTTGTTTAACTTTAGTTTTGTGTGGCAACCTGAAATTAAACTTTGGAATTTCTAAATCAACATCCCATGAAACTTGCAATAAAATATCATTAAAAGCATTTAAATATCTATTTGCTTGCTTCATGTATTTGTTTACTCTTGCTTTTTTATAAAGTAACGACATATTGTCGTCTTTAAAATCTCTATTGACGCCTCTCGCATATACTTTTGATATTTTCTTAACAATTGTTTTAAATATATTATTTGTTAGATCTATTTGGTTTATCATCCCGACTAATTCAGCATTAACATATACTTCTTTTAGCCGTTTAAGAACTTGGTCTTTGTAATTATCATTATACATTTCCCATCTATTGTAAAATTTACTTTCTCTCGATTGGATAGAATGTACCTTGCTTTTTGTTAAATTTACAGTAGACATCTTGTTTCGCCAATATTGAATTTTTTCATAGTAAACCTTTGTGTTTTGGAAAGTATAACATATTAGCGATTAAATAATATACTGCTAAGCGGTTATTAATTACGCGAAAGAGATAGGCATTTTGCTCACGCCACTTTTTAATATTGGAAATTTGTATCTAATAAAATAACCTAGTCCATCAGTGAAGTCATCTATTGCCCCGCCTTTATGTTCTTTGCTCTTTTCAGGCTTTCCATCTTTCCCCCACCCCTGGGAGGTAAGAGCATTTGAGGTTCTGGGACACTTGTTGCAATTGACAAAATATTTATTTTTTGATAAGCGAGAATTAACTGCGTTTACTCTTGAGGATATTGAGGGGTTTGCTTTTTGATAGCATGAGGATGGGGGACTAGGAGTTCTTATCCCATCACATAATATTGCAATATCTGTTCTATCTGCATTAGAACTTTCATTATTTCCACTACTATCTGGGTAAAAATAGATAATATGTCCTTGATATCGTGCATTTATCTCTATTACTATTGATTCGGTATTTTTTGGTGCAAACTCATCAACAGCACTGACTACATCGCCATCAACAACATGAACTACGCAAGCACATCCTCCTACATTAAAATCTATTCCTATATGTAATCTATCTTGTGGTTTTATTACCCTTAGTGTATTGTGATGAAGTTTATTATAAAAATGATAAACCTTATCTTGTGTAAGTGAAACCATTTTACCACGAGTGAATAAGTTTGCTAAAATTGGGTCATACATTTCTAAAATATCAGATAAATAATCTTTTGGCAAAAAAGGATTATCAGCTGTGCAGGCTTCTATTAGATGATAATTACCTACTATCCCACCGTTTAATAATTCATAATTACCTGAGTTATCCATTGTATCCTTATCTATACATTTGTTATATAGTTCCCAAATAAAGCCCTCAGTCCCATAATCTGGAGTTGTGATTATGCCTAAAGTGTTTGGCTTTCCATCTGGTTTTTTTTGTCTATTTCTCTCTCTTATTTTCTTATAAACAGATTTTGCTTTATCTGGTTTCATCGTATCAAGCTCATCAATAACGCTATCTGCGACTTCATATGAAACTATTTTAGCAGGATTATCCATTGTTCTAAAATAGATATTTCCTTTATTTTCAAGTTTTATTATTTTATCAGAATAGTTTGCCTTATATGGCTGGTTAATTTTTGATAATTCTTTTTCAAAACCACTCATCCCTCTATCTCTGATTAAGTTGTAGTCTGGCATATAATACGCGGTATTAAGTTGAGGATATGCGTATTTAAATTTTAGAGTTCTAGCAATACCTCCATCAGTTTTACCACTCCCTAGTCCACCTATTAATGCAGGGTATTTAGCTGTACTGTTTACAAATTGTGATTGGTGGACTAAAGTATGCTTAATTACTCCAACTTTACTCAATAGTTTTTACCTCATACCCTACAATCTCGTTAATTTGCTGGTTGTTGTTGCTATTAATGTCGCCTTTCGGTGCATGACGTTGATTCACTCCCAAAGTTATAGAGGCTTTGTCTATGGTATCCTGTGCGAGTTTATTATCATTGATTGCGACAAGACCATCGCTTAGTTTATCGGACATATCTTTCAAGTTTAGTTTAGTGAGCTTATGAATCAACTCAGTATCTTTGCTCAGTTTGTTCACTTTATCATGCACCGCGTTCACTTTTTGTTCACTTTGCTCTGAAAGTTCTGCATTTATGGATACTAATGCGTTCACTTTATCAAGATTTTCAGGAATCACCCCCTTTGTATGTGAACTAACTGTTGCTGTTGATACTTTGTATTTTTTTGCTAAATCTCTTTGAGTATAGTGTCCTGTGTGGAAGTCAGCTAATAGTAATTCTTTTTCTTCTTTTTTCAACCTTGCCATTTCGACTTACTCAAACAAACAGTCATCTAGTTTATTATTACTTACTGGTCTAAGATTATCATATTTTGATTCCTTGCCAAGCTTCTCGAATTCAAAATAACTATAATTTACTCCCATTATATCACTTGCTATTTCACTCATATAATCATATAAAACCTTACAATCGCTTATTTCAAAGTTTTCAAGCCTTTTGTTTTCGTTAAGATTCATAGAAGTTCTTACAACCATGTTCCATTCATCATTTTTTATAAGTATAAACTTTGCATGTGAGTTTGTGGTGTATACAATATCTCCAAACTTTTCAATCAACATTTTATAATATTTAGGTTGCCTTGTTTTAAAACTTCTATCAACGATAAAGCTAATCTTGTTAATTGTTCCATTTTCTAGGAAATTTTCAGCTTTTTTTATTTCGGCATTTGCTGCTGTCCAAGTTGAAATTAGAACATCAGCTTTACCTGTTTGTTTTAGAATCTCTTCAATAATATTAATAATGCTAAATTGTCCTTTAGATAAGCCGTAAATTTCGCACCCTTTTTCAAGTGTTCCTATTGCTTTTTTAGCATTCTCCCCATACATAATATGTCTAACTTCACGATTTATTTCTCTCTTGTTTCTTTTAGCAACTATCATTCAGCACCCCCGTATCAAAATTATAAGCTTTCACATAAACTGTCCAGATTCTACCTTGACCCTCTTTGTATCGTTTTTTTAATTGGCGAAAACCCTCAATATTCATGCTGAAGTGTTTTGCTAGTATTTTGTGGTCAATTTCTATGTTTTTAATTTTCGACATAATTATATTCCTTGTTTGGATTAAAGCTAATTGTGAATGATTTAACTCTAATTGTGTATCCTTTTAAGAACTCTACAATAAAACGATTATCACTATGATTACCATTGTAAGCTATTCTACAGTTCTCTTTACTTGCTTTTTTTCTTAGTTCATCAATCACTTTGTTAAATTTTTCAAATCTTTTCATCTTAAATCCTTTGTTTTAGAAAGTGTATAACTCTCTTGATATAATGTATTATACCATTATTTGAATGTAAAAGCAAGTATTTAACTGTTTTTTTAAAAGAATTTGTAAATTTGCTCTATATCAAA